CGGCGTGGGCTAATGCCAGCAGGGAAACATTGCTTCCCGAAATGATGGTGGAGCTGACTTATCAAGTCACCGATCCCGGCATCCACGAGGAGGCTACTGTTACCGGAGCAAACGCAAACAGTAACTCCAAGATCTCGGATTTACTCACAGATCCCAGCGAAAGCGAAACGAAGTACGGTACGCTCGGTTGGAACGCGTGGGGACTAGATGGTAGTTTCCAGTATTACGATTCTAGCTACCGGACGGAAAGTTTCATGGGTGGGTATTATTCTCAGGCCACCGATACAACGTGGGCTAGTGGATATAACCCCCAAATCATTATTACTTTCAGCGAACTCCGTACTGCGGTACTTCCCGGTATACGGATCACATGGAGCGCGGCGTTCAACGAATGGGCTTCCTCTTTTCGAGTAACAGCTTATCGCGGCGACGAGGTTGTCGCTGAAAAAACCGTGGAGGACAACACTTCTCTTGTTTCCGATGTGGAGCTAACCATGACGGGATATAACAAGATCGTTATTACGATTTTGCGATGGAGCGTACCTCACGGAATGGCGCGATGCACGAGTGTATATCTAGGTGGCAGTACGGTTATCACCAAGGAAGATCTGCTAGGTTACACGCATACTCAGAGCGCCGATCTGCTGTCGGCGGTTCTTCCGAAAAACACAATTACTTTCAAACTTCGGAATGAAAAATCTCAATGGAATCCTGAGAATCCTACCGGCATGGGTCAGTATCTTTGGGATCAGCAGGAGATCCGAGTCCGGTACGGGATGAAGCACGAAGAAGGAACCGAATGGATCGATGGCGGCGTGTTCTGGCTATCGGAGTGGGATATCCCGAGTAATGGCATGGAAGCCAATCTCACGGCCCGAGATATCCTCACATTTATGAATGAAACATACACCGGAGTAAAGACCGGTACGCTGTACGATATAGCGAAGGATGCGTTGAGCCAGACGTACTTGCCCCTCCTCTCTACCGGAGCGCCTAACTACGAACTCGATCCTATTCTCGAAGAATACAACGCGAGTTTTGAGGCAGAGTTCAGCGTGGCCGAAGTGTTACAGCTTGTGGCACACGCTGCCGCCTGTGTACTGTATCAGGATCGTTTCGGCACACTCCATATCAAGCCGTGGAGCGCTCAATACAGCGGTTATGTGATCGATCATGCGATTAGCTATACTCACCCAGAATATTCGATCAGCAAGCCACTCAGGGCGGTTTCCGTGGGTTATGACGATGAACTACGAGTAGATATTGTACATAGCTCTCGTGGCGAGATTCAAACAGTAGACAACGAATTGGTTAAGACTCAGGAGGATGCTACCAGAGTCGCGGAAAAAGCTGTCGAGATTCTGAGTAACCGAAAAGTTATTTCCGGCGAATATCGAGCTGATTTGAGATTGGATTGTTTGGATTCTGTAATCGTTACTAGCCGATATGCTTCCAACATCATTGCTCTAACCGATGTGGAGTACAGCACCACCGGAGGAGCGTTTCGTGGTCGATACACGGGCCGAGTCGTATCCGTGAGATTGCAGACGGCTTCTTACTATGTGGGTGAACTTTGCGCGGGAGAGGTGTAATAAATGCTGAATTTAATTACAGATCGAACTGCTAGGGACGTAGAGCGTTGGAAAGAGTTGCACGACAAAGGTTGGGCAGCAATGACCTCTACTGAGCAAGCGGAGTGGACTAGCGGTATGAAGGGTGCGTACAAACATACCGATATGAACCGCGTAGAAAGCGCTGTGGTCGAGCTGGCGGCTCGTTTTGCGGAGAGGGGTACAACCTTATCCCTCACCACAAAAACGAACTGGACGAGGACAGGGTGGCCCACAAGGAGTGATATGGCTCGTTACTTCGCTAATGTGGAGGCGTTAAAGGTTGCTCTGGGTGTCCCCTTGGATATCCCGGACACCCCTACAACGAACACCCTGTTTGATTATCAGAAAGCTAACAATCTGGAGAAAATTCTGTTAGCAATCGAGGCGTGGTTGGATGCAGAGAGTGAATCTAAGTATTATGTCGGTGAAATTTATTCCGGTGAGGTGTAAAGATGGCGATTTTAATTCCCGTTGAAGATCGGGTATCGACCTATCCCGGTCGAGTAAGACTGACCCCTGTTAGCGGTCAGACAAATGTTTATGACATGGTAAGAGCGGACAACCCTGTGCAGGAGGGTACTCCTCTGAACAAGGCCCTGCTGGATCAGAAAGCATATACCCTCACCTCCGATGTAACGGTGTATGTGTCTGCCACGGGTAGCGACGCTGACGGCGACGGCAGTTCTGCCGCCCCGTTCGCAACGATTCAGGCTGCGGTGAACGCCCTGCCTAAGTGTTTGGGTGGTCATGTAGCTACTGTCAGTATCGAGGCTGGAACCTACGAGGAGCGAGTTTCCGTGGATGGTTTCAACGGAGGTAGACTGATTATCGGTGAAACCGGTAGAACGGTGGTGATCCGGGGCCTCAATATTACGAACAGCACTCAGGTTGTTCTTAATATCTCCAATGTTACTTGGGCTAGTGGCTTTTCTGGCACAATCGTTTATGTGAGCTATAACAGCTCCGTGGTGCTTGGCTCCGGCATGACTATTCGATGCGCGGGATCTGAGGAGGTTGGTTTAGGTGTAACCTACGGTAGCTCCTTTGTGGCAGACGCGGTAACGATCACGGTGTTGAACTGTGCTAGAACGGCGATCCTGTCTACCATCGGCTCCAGAGTAGCGCTGAACGCTATTACCGGTAGCGGTAATACTGCGGTCGGCCTGATGGCCGAAAGAGGCGCTATTCTCGCATATAACACCAAGACCCTGACAGCTACTAACAGCGACGTATCTCGTACTGGCGGTCGTATTCTGACCGGTAGTGGTACGGATCTGGCGGCTGCCAGCGTTGAATAAGGAGGGTTGACTGTGGCTAATATCAGAATTGATTTAACCGAGCCTTTGCTTGACGGCATGGATATCAAATTCAAGGCTCCCTGTGATTGTACGGCTGTGACTGGCATGGTGGTCTATTATCCTACCGAGAACGATGCGGAACAGAGTAAATCCTTTGTTTTCAAGGACGCTCATGGAAACAATCTTGCCGGTCTGGGCAATCTGTTTTCCCAGAACGCCTATGTGAAGGTGATCGTAGATACGACCAACGGTTTCGCCTATATCCAGAACGCAGATACTAACGCTTATCTGGAGGAGCAACTTGGTTCCAAACTGGAGAGCGCAACGGGAGCGGCATCTACGATTTTGAATAGCAACCTTACAGCTTCGAGAGTGCTTGTGAGCAATACAAGCGGTAAGGTTGCCGTTTCTGCTGTGACATCTACCGAACTTGGTTATCTGGATGGAGTGACGAGCAACATCCAGACCCAATTTACCAATGTTCAAACGAGTCTGAGCGGTAAGGCTGCCTCCAGCCATAATCACTCGGCTTCTAATATTACAAGCGGAACGCTAGCTATTACAAGAGGTGGAACGGGTGCAACTAACGGTGCGACAGCTCTAAAGAATCTTTTTGCGGCGGGTAATACTGTACTGAGTTCCTATCAGTATGGCACAAGCCTCCCAACGGCAGGAACAGCAGGGAGAATTTTCTTCAAGAAGGTGAGTAGCTGATGGCAACGATCACATTAAGTGACGTTAAATACTACCGTTCTGGTGAGGAGTGGTACTACGATCAAATCGGTAATGCGTGGGAAAACAGCGCGGCTGTTCCGTCCACGGCGCGGTACAGCTTTACCGCCCCCGATGTGGGCGCTTCTTCTGTTTCTTTCTCCCTGACCGGCTGGTATTTGTCTACCGGTAACTATAACGCTCTACGGTTCTTTATTGGCACAAGTGCAACAAGCCACATGGATGCGGACAGCACCTATGAGTACACCGGAAATCTGACAGTCGATAGCACTAATAAGGTTATATCGGGTAGTGCTAATGTTCTACTGCTTCCGGGGAAAACGTACTACCTATGGGTATTCCCGTCTGAGGCAAAATACGGCATCTATGGCTGTGATAACGCAACAGCCACTATCACAACTTCCGGTGCGGGTGGATTGGTGTACATCGATAACGGATCTGCTCTGGAGGGCTACATGGTGTATATCGATAATGGTTCTAAGTGGGATATGTATATCCCATATTTGGACACCGGTTCGAGCTGGGTTGTATGTGGTTAAAGGAGGACACCGATTATGACAATCGAACAAGCACAATGCTTACTCAAATACTTGGGCTACTACAACGGAGATATTGACGGTAAGTGGGGTAAACAATCCGAAGAAGCGGCCCGAAATTTCCAGAGGGATTTCGGCAATATCGGAGTCGATGGGGTGATCGGCCCCAAGACAGAAAAGGCCCTGAAACACGCGGTTGCCTACGGTATGGCCGTGAAAGCCTCCGATAATTTCTGGGACGAGATCGAACACTTTGAGCGCTCCGAGTTCGCTTGCAAGTGTCGCAAATTTTGCGACGGCTTCCCTGCTGAACCGAAGGAGAAGCTGATTCGCGTTGCCGACAGAGTACGGGAACACTTCGGTAAACCGGCCACGGTTTCCAGCGGTGTTCGCTGTACGCAGCATAACGCAAACGTGGGCGGCGTATCGAACAGTCGCCACTTACAGGGTAAGGCGATGGATTTCAGCGTCAACGGAGTATCTGGATCCACTCTCCTGAGCTATGTACAGAATCAGCCCGAGATCAGGTATGCTTATCTGATTAACGGGAATTGGGTTCATATGGATATCGAATGAGGTGACTGAATGAGCGAAGCTATTGTTACGGCGCTGATAACGGGTGGCCTGTCCCTGCTGGGTGTAGTGGTAACGTGTCTGTTTACGGCGAGAAAAAACGAAAACACCATGAAAGTATCTCAGGCGATTACTGACACCAAGATCGACGAGCTGACTCGGGAAGTCCGGGAACACAACGGTTTCGCTCGTCGTATGCCTGTGGTGGAAGAACAGATAAAAGTCATAAACCATCGGATCGATGATCTGGAAGGTTTTCATAAACACCAATAAGGGGGTTACATATTATGATCGATTGGAAGAAGAAACTCACTAGTAGAAAGTTCTGGATGGCGGTTGTCGCGTTCATCACTCCCCTGCTGCTGGCGTTCGGCGTGGCTGAGAACGCAGTAACTCAGGTAGTGGCTATCATCATGGCTGGCGCTGATGTGGTGGCTTACGTCATTGCAGAGGGTCTTGTGGACGCAAGCCGGGAGTAATTAAGAAAGAGGGTGGGGGTCACTCCCCTACCCTCTTTTTCTACTATTATGTGAAAATTGTAAGAAGAAAGTCCTATCGGACTGTGAATATTACACAAATTTTGATTTTACACTTGCCTGTGGATAACTTGTGTGCTATTATATCCACAACGACAACGGAATAAGAAAACGCCCCCGGACGGGAATCCGAGAGCGTTTATCAATAGCTTTATCCGCAAGGGAGCTGGTAACTCCTCTTAGCGGAACTTAGGATCACTCGCCCGTGATCCGGCAGCGCCTTTGCGCATATAGCTATTTGCCACTATTATAAGCATTGTAGTAGCAAAAGTCAAGTATGTAGTAAAGAAATTAAGCCGGTCAGGGTTGGTAGTCCTGATCGGCTTTTTGTTGTTGTTCTGGACGGCTGGTAACCGTTCGGTTAAATTCTCACGATCTAGCAAAACCCCGAGGCTCACGGTCTGGTAAACCGTGATTCTCACCCGGAATCACCGTTGGTAGCGGTGAAACCAAGCCTTGCTTTTTTCGGCCCGGTTTCGGGACGGGAGAAGTCTACCCTTTTCACGAAACCAAGTTTATTAAAAAATCACACACAGCGAACGCTTTTTGAAAAGAAGCCTTGCTGGGTGCGGCGAAGCCTTGCCTTTTTTCGCCATTATTATATACGAAAATGGTTGGTTTTGTCAAGAACAATTATCGTAAATTTAATAATTCCCGAGGATAGTACCCCCACCCCGACAACCTCGTTAAAAAATGTTGGTCTGAGTCGCCGGTGAGAAGTGGGGTTGGAACGAACTCCGTTGGGTAGTGTAATCCCCTCTCTACATTAGCTGCCTATCGTCAAGGGGCTGACAGCACCCCTAAAAATGCTATGCGGAGGAAGTCGCCTTGTGCGGCCCGGTGTGTTACTGCCGGATCCAGCGTGGAACCTCGTCCTAATCGGTTGGATGGATTTGCCGATGCCGATTCTCAAAACGCCTTGGCGGGATGTGAGTGGAATCGAATGGACGTTGAAGAACGAGAGGGGCAATCGACGGGGACTCGTCCCAAGACCATGAATCGGTTGGTTTCTCCCGTTTCCTCGGGAGAACTCTGCCCTCTGGAGGATCTGAACCCAGCCCATGATGGTAAGGGACGAGTCGTAACTTGTCAAGTAGTTTCTTTAGAAATTAAGAGAATTAATTCCTCCGGTGAGGGCGTATGAGAGTCCCCTACCAAGCGGATCTGGCGATCCTTCACTACGGGATTCGATGTCGCCCAAGCGCCTCTGATAGCGGCAGCCGTTTCGGTACGGTATTGAGCAGTCTTATACATAATCTTATATATAATATAACCTATAAGAAAACATGTAAGAATCTGTATAACAATATCAGTAAGAATAGATATAAGAATAGATATAAGAATAGATATAAGAATAGATATAATATTATATGTTAGATAACATAATGCATTATGTATAATAATATCTAAAATATTTTATCTATTGTGCTATATTGACAAAGATATAAGGGTTGGTGTATTATTATAGTAATTCTTACATATAAGAATATATAAAAGAAAACATATAAGGAGTGGAGGAAACATTATGAAAATCATAGCCTTTGGTACGCTAAAGGGGGGAACCGGCAAAACCACCGTGGCCTACAATGTGGGCGGTATTTTGGCAGAGGATTACAAGGTTCTGTTCGTTGACATGGATCCGCAAGCTAATCTTTCCGACAACGCTGGCATTGACACCACAGATCAGAGCGGCGCTACTATTCGGGATGTGTTTAGCGAGCCTCACCGGACGAAAGCTGAGGACGTTATTACACCTTCTCCCATGTGGCAATTACCCAATCTGGATATCATAGCAAGCCATATTCGCCTGACAGCAACCGAGTTACATCTGGTAGCTGTGGCTGGTAGAGAGCGAATCATACAGAAGTGGGTAGAGCGTAATCGCGCTAAGCTGGAGGAGTACGATTACATTATTCTGGACACGAACCCCAGTATGGGAATTATCAATCAGAACGCTTTCATGGCTGCGGATCACATCGTTCTTGTATCCGACGTTTCTAAGAAAGCAATTCAGGGAGCGCAGCAGTTCTCTTATCTGTGGGGAGAGGTCTGTGAGAACATGGATGTGGAGGACAAAACGAGCGCCCTGATCCTAAATAACAGCGACAAGCGGCTCGGCTTATCTAGGTATATCAAGGAATACTATCAAGAGGACGAGGATTTCGGCAAGATCATTCTGGATAGTGTTATCCCAGCCCGTGTCGATATCAAGAACACCGAAACCGAGTTTCTGCCAATCAATTTCACGGCTCCAGAATCCGACGCTTGTGAGGCGTTCAGAGCCGTCATAGAGGAACTGAAAACGAGAGGAGTATTGTAATATGGCTAATCCATATAAGAACGCAGATAAGAAGAAACGAGTCCCACCTACGGGCCAGCACAGGGAGGAGCCACCGGTAACACCACCCGTTGTTACGCCGGAAGTTCCCCCGGTGGTAGAGGCTCCTGTAGTGGAGCAAGCACCTCCGGCTACGACGTTGGCCGATATGATCGAACCGAAACCGGAGGGAAAGAGCTGTGGTTTCTATCTCAGCTCCGAAGCAATCAAGAAGCTGGATAAGGCAGCGAAGCAACTCAAATGTAGTAAAAGTAAGGCGTTGGATCTTCTGATCCGCAAATACCTATAACACGAAACCGGCAGCCGTTTGAGCTGCCGGTTTTATTTTTATGTACATTGTCTAACGAAATCATTTATGTCCAAACTAAGAGCATCGCACAACCTTAATGCAATAGACAAGCTGGGTTCTCTTGCACCTCTTTCAATTTTACTCACATATGCCTGTTCTAGTTTAGCTTTTGTGGCGACTTCTTTTTGCGATAAGTTCTGTGAGAGTCGAGCGTTCCTTACGAACTCTCCGAAAGTCAGACTCAGAACCGGGGTATCTGTGACAATCATTTTTCTGCCTCCTACTTTATCTCTCATAAAACGATAGCACGTTATTGTGCGAATGTCCAAATTATTGGACACTTAAAAAATTATATTGAAAAAGCAAAAATTGTGAATTATACTAATAATCGATTAGTCCAATCGGACTATAAGGGGGAATGGAAATGGAATCGTCATATACCAACCTCAGCATTGCCATGAAGGAGCAAAACGTTTCTGTTGGCGATCTGGCGAAACTCATAGGTAAAAGCGAAGAAATAGTACATCTAAAACTGCGGGGAGTAAGGGACTGGACTCTATTAGAGGCCATCGCGATCTGTCGCTACCTCCAATACCCCGATTTCAAGAAACTATTTTTACGATAATTATTATAATTAGTTTTCGTAAAATGTCAAGACTTTTCTGAAAAATTGGTGATGTGTATGTGTGATGTTTGTTTGAAATCACCCTGCGATCCGCGTTGCCCCAACGCTCCTGATCCTCCGACGGTTTTCGTCTGCTCCGGTTGTGGCGATAACATACTGGACGGTGACGATTATTGGGAGATCATGGGAGAGCAATGGTGCGAGGACTGCATAGACGGAGCGAGAAGGGTGGCCGAGTATGATCCTTACTAACGAAAATTACTATTCCGATATAGCAAACCAACAGTATATGAGCGTTTCTCAGTACAAGTCCTTCCGTAAGTGCGAGGCTGCGGCTATGGCTGAGCTGAGAGGGGAGTGGAAGCGCCCCGCAACAACGGCATTGCTAGTGGGTAGCTATGTCGATGCGTGGTTCGAGGGTACGCTGGAGGAGTTCTGCCAGAGTAACCCTGAGATATACACCAAAGCCGGGAATCTGAAAGCGGATTTCGTACAGGCTGAGGCGATTATAGCTAGGGTACAGAAAGATCCCACGTTTATGCGGTACATGGCTGGTAAGAAACAGATTATCCTTACGAGAGAGCTGTTCGGTGTGCCGTGGAAAATCAAGATAGACAGTTACCACCCGGATAAGATCGTCGATCTCAAAGTCATGCGCTCTATGGAGAGGATCATGGGTAAATCGTTCGTCGAACATTGGGGATACGATTTACAAATGGCAATCTACAGCGCAGTAGAGGGCCGGGATCTGGCTACATATCTAGCCGTGGTAACGAAGCAAGACCCTCCCGATTTGGAAATTATCAGTATCCCTAGATGGCGGCGGGCCGAGCTGCTGGAAGAAGTGGAGCGATCCATGCCCCGGCTACTCGCTGTAAAAACGGGTGCAATTCCACCCGCCCGATGCGGATGCTGCGAATACTGTCGGGCTACAAAAGTCATTACAGAGCCTATAGATTTCGAGCTAGTGGGTTTATCCCTAGCCGAGCGACAGGCTCTTTTTGGTTCCCTAAAATAGTCCAATTGGACTTAACGAAAGGAGAGTATTATGCCTGTAGCAATGATATGGGGAAGTCCCGGCTCGGGTAAAACCGTAGCGGCGACAGCTCCCAAGAAAGAGAAAATCCTGCTCTTATGCTCCGATAATTCGGCGGTCGTGCTGAATATGTTCGAGCGTAAGAACGTCACCGTGGAGAGGGTGGAACATTGGATCGATCCCGGCGATGGTAAGAACTACTTCACCAAGCAGTTTGAAACCGCGCTGGAGTCCGGCAAGTACACCTTGATCGTGGTTGACAACCTCACGGATATCAAGGAAATGGCCCTGCTGGAGATCGACGAGGAGGGTCGTATCAAGGATATTCGGCAAGTATACCAAGCGGTATACATGGCGATCAAGCGCCTTACCCGTATGGCTGCGAACGCTAAGTGTCATGTGACGTTTACTGCTTGGGACGATATGGAGCAGATCGAGAAGAACGACGGCACTCTGGCTCTGCGTCAGTTCCCGAACCTTCCTCGTAAGATTCTCCCCCAAGTTCTCGGCCTGTGTAACATCGTAGGTCACATGGCTAAGGCCAAGGACAGCAAGGGCGAAATGCGGTGGTATCTGGTCACGGAGGACTCCGAAACCCGATACGGCTGTAAGGATCAGCTCTACGGTCGTAAGAGCTGTATGCCTGAGAACCTGTTTGAAGCGCCGGAGGTTAAGAAGTGAACAACCGCAAGGACGATTTTATCCGGCTGTACACACAGTACATCAAGCGGCCCGGTGCTACCGATCTGCTAGAGTGGCTGGAATCCACGGACTTCTTCGCAGCTCCGGCATCCACGCGGTTTCACGGGAACTACGAGGGCGGTTTATGCGAACACAGCGTAAACGTATGGGAGGAGCTGGTACGGCTCCTGAAAGCCTACCCAGAGGTTAAGGTGAGCGCGGAAACGGCTGCCATCGTGTCCCTGTTGCATGATCTCTGTAAGATCGGCTGTTACAAGACCGAACTGAGAAACAAAAAGGAGGGTGGCGTGTGGCGATCCGTCCCCACCTACGTTTTTCAGGAGGATTTCTGCTACGGCGGTCATGGCTCCAAGAGCGTTTATCTGATTCAGAAATACATAGCCCTCACCGAAGCCGAGGCGGTGGCCGTGAACTGCCATATGGGTTTCTCGGATCGCACTCCCGGCGAGTACAGTCTGGGCAACGCTTTCGAGAAATTCCCGTTGGCGTGGCTCCTGCATACTGCTGACTCGGCGGCTACATATATAAGAGAAGCTAAAATATAACATTATATATAAGGAAATATATAAGAATGAACGAACAGGCAAAACAAGCTATCTTGGCGCTGGGCGCTCTCGCTGAGATGTGCGCAGAACTGAACCGACAGCTTATTAGAAATGGTTTCACGGAGAAACAAGCCCTCGATCTGACGGGTAAGTGGCTCGTGGCAACCGCAACACCCAGACAAAACAAGGAGGAACAATAACTATGGCTAATTGGACTTTCGATCCCAGCCAGTACAAAGAAAAGAACTTCGAGATCATCCCCGTGGGTGACTACCGAGCTAGAATCGCTGATGTGGTGGAGAAAACCTTTAACAGCGGTAACGCCGGTTACGAGATCACTCTGGATATCAACGGATACAACAGCAAAATGTGGATGTATCTGGTTCTCGATTCTAGCAATCCCGCCCAGACCAATCAGCGCCTTGGTGATTTCTTCGATAGCTTCGGCATCAAGAATTACTCCATGGGTTCCGGTAAGCAATGGATCGGCAGCGTTGGTGCTGTCCGTATCAAGCACGAGGAGTACAAGGGTGACACCCGAGCTAAGGTCGCTTATGTGATCGCTCGTAACCGTCAAGACAAACTGGCTCCGTGGAAGGGCAATACCGGTGCTACTCAGGCTCCCGTGGCTCAGGTAAGTATCCCCGACGATCTGCCGTTCGATATGGGTTGAGGCCGATGAAAATTCCTAACAGCGTCCGTATCGGGGGAGTGGAGTATGAGGTTCTTTATACTCCGAACCTCCGGTTAGGGACAGAGCTATGTTATGGTGCTATCTCCTATGACAACGGCACTATCGAATTGTCCGAAACCGATGGTCTGGGCCACGAACATCAATGTATCACCCTTTGGCACGAAATCCTCCACGGCATCCGGGAACACGCTTGTAT